CTCTCCAAGTCCGGCACCCCCGCCGATGACCTCATCATCGACCTTTGCGCCTACGCCGACACCACCGACGACGACCCGTGCCGCGCCGGAGGCGCGGGGCTGCTGCAGACCTGGACCATCACCGCCGACACGCTTCCCGCCTTCGACGTGAACCCGCCCGGTGCCGCGCCCATCTCGCTCGACGTTGACGAAGGCATCATCCTGTATTCGAGCGTCCCCTACACGATCGTCGTCGAACGGGCCTTCGGAGACACGTCGAACTATCCGCGCTGGTCGTACAACACCGGTTGGTCCGGTTCCGGCGAGAAGAAGAAATGGATCTACGGCTCGTGCGTCCCGAACTGGCAGGAGCACGCCTCGACGTCCCCGAGCAACTGCGGCGACACGTCCGGCAATCACGACTGGCTGTTCCGCTTCACCGAACTCGACTCCGGCACGCTCTCGCTCACGCTCTCCCAAAACGGACCGCAGGTCTGGGCCGCGGGAGCGTGCGTCCGGCCTTCCGACCTTCCGGCCGGCTGGACGCTCTACAGCAATCTCGTGGACCTCGAATACCGGGACACGAGCGCCACGGGCACGTTGATGCTCTCCCAAGCCGAGTGCACGAACGGCGGGTACACGAACTTCCCCGGCCTGACGCTCTGGAACGGCACATGGGAAGTCACGGCCCGGCAGCCCGGCACGCCGAACTCCTGGGAAGTCGTGCAACAGATCACCATCGAGGGCTCGGACGTCCAGAATCCCACGGCCATCCTCGACTCCTGCGAGCAGTTCGACCTGGTGGACGTCCTCACCGACTTCGACGACGCCAAGGAAGCGGCCTCGTGCCAGACCATGGCCTTCCTCACCTTCCTGACGGACATCGCGCCCTTCAAGTGGCGCCGCCAGCTCGCCGCGTATACCGCCTCCGGCACCACGTCATGGGAAATCGGCTTGCCGCTCCCGGACATGGAGTGGCAGGCGCCGCGCTCGTCCGTCGCGTTCGGTGACGCCTCCGTCGTAGACTGGGACAGCGAGCAGGGCGTGAGCGTCTACGACTCCGCAACGGCGACGGGCGTGGCTGACGAGGCCGCGCAGGAGTTCCCCTGGTTCCGCACGTACGCGGTCTACGCCATCTGGGGAGGCGTCGTCCTCTATCTCGTCGGACTCGTTTGGGTCCTGCTCCGCCTCCTATGATCAACACCGTCATCCGCTTCATCCTGACCGGCGTCGTGCTCGGCATCGTCTACGGGCTTCTTCGGGTCGCGCCGGACCTGACGCCGACGCAACTGGCTGCCTTCTCGACGGCCATCCAGGGCGCGCGCGGCCTGGACCGGATTCTGCCGGTCCATGAAGCCCTGGATGCCCTCAACTTCGAGATCAACATGACGCTCCTGTTCATCCCGGTCTTCATCGTGCTGAAGATCCGCAAGTGGGGGGCGCCGAACGCCTGACATGCCGCTCCTTCCCCGCCGATTGACGTGGTTCGTGCTCGGGCTCGTGACGGGGGCCTACGGCCTCAAGCCGATCGTGGCCGGGCTCCTGTTCATGGCCGACCTTCTCTCCCGAATCGCACGACCATGATGCTCGAAATCGAAGGACCGAAGGGTTCCGGGAAAAGCTACGGGGCGACCGCCGTGGCCCTGTTCGTGCGGACGTACGGACGGAGCAAGGGCCTGGAAGCCGTGGCGGCCAACTTCGACATCAAGGACGCCGGTATCGAGGTGGACCTCCCGTTCCTCCGGGTCTACAGCCTGCAGGACCTCGACGACGAGTGGAGGGTCGCCAACGGCCTCGCGCCTCTGCGCAAGACCCTCGTCATCTATGACGAGGCCCACAAGGAGATCGGCGCGAGGGACTGGGAGAATCTCTCCGGCGCCATCAAGAACACCTTCGCCGAGTCCCGGAAGGACGAGAATCACCTCATCCTCATCACGCAGGTCTGGAAGAACTTGGACGTCTGGGCTCGTCGCCTGGCCGACGAGGTGTGGAGCGCGTCCAAGTTCATCTGCTGGACGTTCTGGTGGAAGGCCGAGGTCTTCGATCCCGAGAAGGGCGAGGTCTCCGGCTGGTCCGACCTCCGGGTGTTCCGGCGTCCCTGGCACGACCTCGAGCCGCTGCATCCCTTCGGCGGTCTGCTCGCCATGTGGGAGCTCTCGGGCCAGGTCGCCGGAGCCTACGACAGCCAGCACAAAATCGAAGTCCGGAACCGGAAACGTGAAAAAAAATCGCCGGACGCTCGCGCGGGGACCCCTGCGGGGCCCCCCCCGCGCTCGCGTGCGCAGGACGAACTCCCCTTCGAATGATCGTGTCGTGCCGGATCCACGCCAGCCGTATGCACTCGCTGGTCAAGGAGATGACCGCGCGCGGCTTCTCGCTCGTGCAGTACGACTGGGGAGGGTACGGGCTTGTCTGGGACGTCGCGTTCACGCGCCACGGTGGCTGGCGTCGTCGCGGTCCTCCAGCCCAGGAAGGCACGCCGCGCCACCCGTCAATACGCTACGCGGGGCTTTGACTGGTCCCGTCGCTCTGCGTGCCTTCTTTCAGGCACGGACCGCGACTCTTAACGCGGCCAACGAAAAGCCTATGTACGTCGTCCACATCCCGTTGACGCTCGGTCAGGCCGATCTCATTCTCGAAATGCTCCGCAACCTCGAAGCGGACATGCAGGAGAACGGCGTCGGTGACAACGCGAGCCTCTCCATGGTGCGCGGTGCGCGCACGCGGATCCAAGACGCGTTGAACGCCCGGTAACGACGAAAGCCGCCCCCCAGGCGGCTTTTTTCGTGCTCCGGCCCCGCGTTCACTACCCTCATTGTGCCCGGTGGATATCCACAGGATATCCACTGGACAAAAAACGAAAACGTCAGGTCACAATGAGTGTGGACGGCAGGACACGGACGCGCTCCGTAGGGCGCGGTCCTCCCGCCCACAACATCGTGAACGCGGCCCGTGCCGTGTCTGGCCGAGCTTATTTCCGGCGACTTATCCACAGCTTATGCGTAAATCCGCTTCGCTGGCGCTCTCGGCGCTTTTTTTTGTCCTGTGGATAAGTCCGGCGCTGGCCGCAGGCGAGGGCTTCCTCCGTTGCGAGGACGTGCTCTACGCCTCCGTCCACTACACGCAGTGCTACTGGGGGGTGGACGTCGAGTACGATCCGGCCTCCGAACGCGACGCCGTGAACCCGACGACCTACTACTGGTTTCGGGACGGCGTCTATATCACCGACTACACGACCGGCGGCTCGTACCACGGACAGTTCGGGGAAGGCTCTGCCGACTCCTGCGAGGGTTCCCCGTCCGGCACGTTCCGCTACTCGCTATCCACGAACTCCGGCTCCGATGACGAATTCCTCACGGGCATCCTCGACTGCGGTGCCGGTGTCTGGACCGCCGACGCCGGGACGAACTCCTTCTACGCCGAAAGCCTGGCCGGTCCTCCTTCCTCGGCCACCGACACGACCGCCGTGGCCGTGGACGGCCTGAACCAGACCATGCAGGGGATCGGACGCGTGCTGACGCTGTTCCTGCTCCTATCCATCTTTTCGGCGGCCTGCCTCTGGGGCTACCGGCTTTTCATCGGTAAGGAAAAATCATGACCGGCCTCTTTCTCGGACTCGTCCCTCTCATCGTCGCCTCCTGGCTGTCGCTCTTCCTGGCGGCCATGACGGTCGGCGTCGCCAAGATCCTCCGTAGCCGTTTCCGATGAGCCACCTCACCGCGCTCCAATTCCACGGCTCGTTCATCGCGAGCGCAGCCGTCGCCATCACGCTCGGCCTCCTCACGGGGGCGCTCGTGGCGTATTTTCGGCGCACCGGGCGTTGAGGAGGGAGGTGATTTCATGAGCAACAAAATCCGCGCACTCGCGTACAGGGTCGCCGTCCCTGCCGCCGTCATCCTGTTCGCCGCGCAGGCCAAGGCCGAGGAGTTCGACACCCTGTCCGCGACCGACGTGAAGGACGTCGTCGCGGCGAACTACAACGAAGGCAAGACGGCTTTCCTTCTCATCATCGGGGCGCTCCTGGCCGCTGGCCTCCTGATGCAGTTGATCTTCTGGGGATACCACAAGGTCAAGGGCATGTTCCGCGCCAAGAAGAAGGTCTGAACGCCTCCCGCCCCGGAAACGTCCGGGGTCCGGGCCGGGGAGCCCACGCAGTGGGCCCCCGGCCCGGGCCGAAACATGGCGGCCCGTTATGTCCGCGCGCATCAAGCACCACGGCAGGCACATCCTTTACGCGGCCTTCGCTGCGCTGCTCTTTTTGTGCCTGCCTGGTGGCGCGGACGCCGCCACGTTCGGCAACGACGTCGGTGCGTCCCCGACGCACCTCACCGAGCCGATCACCAACAGCGGGGCGCAGAACAGCCTCGCCGCCGGGCTTCAGACGTTCAGCCTGACCGCTTCCATGGTCCCGGCCACGCTCGAGCTCTGG